GAGGCCGGAACACCGAGGAGTTCGTCTTCTAAAGGCCCGTACCTGAGTATCAAGCGATTAAGCTCAACCTCTTGGTATAGGACCCCAGTCGACGTTCCCCGGCCCGAAGCTGTCATTCCCTTAAGGGAGGCTAGTTCCACACCGAACGTGCGCTTGTCCGACCTGACGGCCGTACTGCAACACGTACGGGCTTCCCAGCCTTCCCAACCATCCCTTGGCTCAATTTTCGAGCCGACGGGCCTCCTGGCCCGCACTTCTGAGAAGGAGGTAATGAACCCAACGTCTCCGAGATGATCAGGAATACGACAACGTTTCCATTCCTCGTGGGACTCTCGAAAGAGTTGCTCCCATACGGGTTTGAATCGTTTGTCGCACCCCCAACCACCTAGACGGCGCTGACTCCACAACCGAAGAGCGTTAGCCGTTTGCACCTGGAAAGGTGCTCCGGTATCTTGCTCGACTCCTTCTTCCTTGCGAAGATAGAATGGTCGAACGTTCTGGCCGTTGAACCAGTCAGTTCCACAGGATTCGAAGAACGCACCAGCCAGGTGCGACTTCTTGCCGTTAACCCTGAAGCCTAGGTACTCCAGAGCCTCTACCACGTCGCTTGCGTGCTCTTGCGGCACGATGATGTCATCACCGTAAACAGCACACACGCACAGGTCTTTGTATGGTACGATAGCTCGCACGACCCCCCAGAAGATCAACGACTGGAGGGGAAACGTGAAACCATTTCCCATAGCGCAGTATTTCTCTAGCGCGACCCACTTCTTGCCCACTTGCGTTGCGTCCTCCCGGAATGTATCTAGGAGGTGCACCCACCGATAGGGCAAGAGCCGACGTACCACAACCTTAGCCAGGAGGTCACTAGCCTGAGACAGATCAATCGTGGCTAGACGCCACTCAATCGCCATCTCTGCCAGCGCCTGATTCCAGCGTTGGTCGCGGAGGTAGACACCAAATTTGCGCAAGCGACCGCGTATATACGAGCCGATCCCCAATTGTCCGAAGACGTTCAGGGTAGGCCCTTTAGCGCAGCCGCGTTTCGATAGCGCATTTTTGAGAACGGTAAAGAACTGGTTTCCCCTAACAACGAGCAGCTTAGGCCTGTAATCGTACCAGGTCTCGCCCATGAGGGCTGCTGCAAAAGGGACTACCCGTTCCGTACAGGTGACGGTATGATCGAATTTGTCACTCGATACGCACCCGTCGCCCTTCACCCCAACCGTAGCGCCAGGACCATGTTTGGTCCGCTCAAGGATTTCTCCCATAGCGGACTCATCAAGGTCACCCAACATTCGATCGATTTCCCGTTCCGCCTTCCTCCACCAGGATGGGAGGTCTACGTAATCGGTCCGATCGAGGCGCTCATTTGTCTCGCGACAATGGTTTTCGGCATCGTAAAACTTGCCGATAGCTTCCGATTCCAGATCAAGATCGAGGGGCAAAACCGCGGATTTAGACATCAAACTCGTTACCAAATAGTCGTCGGCGAAATTGCCGGCGGCCTGGTAATTAGACGGGTCGATATCCAGTTTCGCGATCTGCATCCACTCACCAGCTTTTGCTAGGAGGTGAACACATAAAGCCCTTGGAGAGTCTATGACCTGGGCGATAGCCGAGGTTACTAGCAGTTCCAGGTTAAGCCTTGAGGCCTTGGAGGTTGACACAATCATATCTCCTTGCGTTTAAAGACGACGACCAGAGGTGCTGCCCTACTCTTGGAATAGGGTTTGAAACACATGATCGATAAGGTGCTCCAGCGCGGTGGAATCCATACGCGCTATGCAGCCTACCCCAGCAATGAGGCAAACCGCAAACAGGAGCTTGACGACACGGCTCAATTAAGAGCCCAACATCGGAGCGAGATCAGCAGTGTAGCCCTTGATGATACTGTTCGTGAGAGCAGCACCAGCTAGGGTCGCAAAGTGATCCCGCTCGG